GGCCACCGGCTGCGCGATCAGGTCGGTGAGGTAATCGAATCCGGTGTCGGTGGGATAGCGCTGTTTCTGCTGCGCCGCGTTCAGCCGCAGCGACGGGATGCGCTTGATGCCGAAGGCGCTGGTCTCGCACTTCAGCGTGATCTGCCCCTCCTCGCCATCGACGCCAACCGACATCGTATCCATCGTGCCGCGCCAGCAGATCTCCGGCGTGTCGATCAGCACACCGTTCTCGGCCAGCGGACAGAAATACAACTTCGCGGCACGTCCCCGGTAGTTCTCCACCGTGCCCAGCGCCAGCGAGAGCAGCGAAGTTTGCGCGACATTCAGGCCGAACATCATCGCGCTGGACGCCACCCCGGCGGATTCTTCCACCGCGCTGATCTTGCCCAGCGACCCCAGCCCGATCCAGTCGTAACCGCCCCAGGCGAACGTCTGCCCAAACGAACACACGCGCAGCGTCCCGGCAGCGAATTGCAGCTCCAGGAACCACGCGGTGCGCACCACCGGTTTTTCGAGCGCGGTCTGTTGGGCGGTGGTGGTCATGCCGGTGCCGGAATATAAGTTTTCATGCGCGCCAATCCTCGATCAGGTCGAGCGAGAAGTTGGAGACGATAAAATCACCGGCAATGCCGCTCGGGGCGTAATCCCATTTCGCCGCCGAACTGGCACGGCGGAATAGTGCGCATGGTTTGTCCCAGGTCACCGCAGCAGCAATCGCATGGGTATTGCGCAACGGCGGCTCCACGGTGACGCTGATGACGCCTGATCCGTTCGAGGTGGCGTCAGCCGTGACCATCACCACCTGCTGCGTAATCCCGGAACCGAGTCCGAGCAGATCGCCCTGCACCAGGGTCTTGGCATTCTCGCCGCTGGCGATAATGGAGAGTGTCGTCGCGCCCTGCACTGCTTCGGCATTCAGCGTCATCGTGCCGCGCATGGTGCCGCGCGGCGCCGGTCGGCCAAAATCCCACAACGCGGCCTGATTGGTCTTGCCGCGCAATTGCATCAGGTAGGCTTTCCATGCGCCGCTGATGCTGTCGGCCGCAAGCGGCGCTTGCAATGTGGCCGCCCAGAGCGGGCCCGAGCCTTCGACGACTTGAGCACCGAATGGCGAACGGTATTGGATGTCATTGCGATGCTGAGCCCAGCTCGATTTCATAACAGCGAGCGCGGCAGGGAAGGTGATGACGGACATCAGAGCGCTCCCGCGCGTTGCAGTTTATCGACCAGCTCGGCGTTGCCCTGCTGCACGGCGCTCCTGATCAATTGCTGGTTGCGCGCCATGTCGGTCGTGCCGTCGATGTCGATGTTGATGACCTGATTGATCACCGCGCCACCGCTCTGCCCGGCGGCGTGGTCGATCACGGTCTCGTTGGGATGCAGGATCGCCGGGAAGCCGCCGCGGCCATCGATGCCGCCGGAGCGCGAGCCGTAGCCGGTGAACCCGCCACCGGCGTATGAGCCTCCGTAGGCAACCGCCCCGGCGTCGGTGAGCCCGGTGACCGGATCCACCATGCCGCCGTTGAAACCGAGCGCGGTGGACAGCCCTGCAAAGCCGCTGAACCCGCCGAGCAGCGATTGCGTGATGTTGGCCGCCGCGGCATCCGCCGCCATGCGCAGCAGCATCTGCTTGAACAGGTCGGCGATGTCGGTGAACTTGCCGTTCAAGTTGTCGTAGAGCACGTCGCCCAGGTTACGCTGCACGTTCTCGGTGAAGCGCTGCCAGGTCTGATCCATCTCGGTGGCGACCTTGTTGGTCTCGTCGATCTGCTTCTGCAGCATCGCGATGTTGGCCTCGCCGACCTGCTGCGACACGCCGCCCATTTCACTCATCGAAATCTGGATGTTGCGGATCTCCTGGCGGTATTTCTCGGCCGGATCGGCCAGATCATTCCAACGCTGGATCTGCTTGTATCCTTCTTCCCTGTTTTTTTCGTAAGCCTTGACCATCGCATCGGCATCTTCGGCGGGCTTCGGCGGCTTGCCATCTCCGACACCGAGACCGGAAAGCAGTGCGCGGCCCCTGACGGAATCTTTTGCTGGCGGTGCCGGTGCGGATGTGGCGCGCAACGATTCCAACTCTATTTGCAGCGCAATCATCCGGTCATTGATCGCATTACGGCCGTGCACAGAAATATTTTTGCCTTCCGATGCGACGCGTAATTCGCCGAGCTGCTTCATGATCTCCTGCTGCCGAGACAGCATATCGTCGGTGAACATCGCGTTCCAGGTTGATGCGAGACCCACCATAACTGCGTTCAGCAGCCCGCCTTCTCGCGCTGCAGCAGCCATGGCGGCGGCGATCTTCGTCAATGGCTGGAGCGAATCCTTGGCGATGGCGATACCCAATCCGGAAAACTGCGCAGAAAGTTTGGCCATGTCGTCCTTGAACTGGTCGGCCTGCCTGGCCATCTCGGTGGTGATCGGGTTGAACCGCTTGCCCTGCTCGATCCATTCACGCAGTGCGGCGCTGCCCTGGTTCATGAACGGGATCATCTCTTCGCCGTTCCTGCCCATCAGCTTGACGGCCAGCGCGGTCTTGTTCACGCCGTCCGGCATGTTGGCAAACACATCGGCGAGCTGGATCATCGCGCCGGTGGAATCTTTGGCGGTGACGCCGAAACGGGCGAATATTTCCGGCTTATCGGCCATCGAGGTGGATAGCTTCTTGGCGGCCAGTGCGACCGATTCAAGCGAGGTGCCATTCTGGTCGGCGGCGAACTTGAGTCCGGCCAGAGTCTCGACGCTGGTACCGGTCTTCTGCGCGAGATCATTCAATTGGTCGGCAGCATCGATGCTGCCCTTGATGAACGCTGCGAAGCCTGCTACAGATAGCCCTATGCCGAGTGTGCCGAGTACGCTATTCAGTCCCTGTACGCTGCGCCGTGCCGAATCGAACGCGGCGCGGGTCTGGTCTTGCGCGGTCAGGATGACGTTATATTTTTTATCAGCCATCTCGATCAATCCTTTTTGTTGAGTATCGTGACGGCTTCCAGCTCCATCACTCTCAGCCCGTTAAACACCTCGCGGCGATCGGCCGCATCGATCTGTAACATATCCTGCACCAGCGGCACGGCTTCGTATCTGAACCCGATTACCGCGCCGCGGCCGGAGACGTACCACTGTGTTGACATCGCCGCGAACATCTCGGCCGCTTGCGCATTTTCCAGCCATAATTCCTGCCGTGCCTCTTGCAGTGGCGGGATGCCAAATTTCATCCGCCCGGCGTTGGCTGCTTTATTATCGAGGTCACCCGCCAACAGGCAGCGGGTGACCTCGATCAGTTTTTTTTTCGCGCCTCGGCATAACCTTGGAAGTAGGCAAAAAAGATGCTGTGCATGGCATCGGGATATTTGGTCAACAGCAGACGCATGCTGTCCTTGCTGTATGGCAGGTCAAAGCCGTCCCAGCTCACCACCACCTCATCGAACAGATCGACGATGTTGGCCACCTTCCGGGCACGGATACATAATTTCAGGAATTCCCACTGGCGGATCAGCCAGCTTGTTTTGACCGCGGACACCATCATCAGCAAAGACATTCTGCGTTTATGGTCCAGCGTACGAAAAACGAAGGTTGTCGCAGCAGGCGCTTCGGCACCAGGAACGACGATTTTCACTTCCGCCTCGAACGTCGGATCGGCAATCAGCTTGATCATTGGTTATCCAGATTAAGCAGTCGCGCGCGTCAACGTCGGGGTCGTGCCACCCGGCTTGAGGGTGATGCTGCACGCTGCCTTGTCGCCCACTTTGCCGCCGATCGGGTTGTAGCTGGTGACGAGGCCGGTGCCGGTAAATTTCGGGTTGCTGGCGCTGACCGCACCGGCGTCCGGACGGATCTCGAAGGCGACGACGGTGCCCACCAGCGGGAACAGGATGGCGTCTGCCGCTCCGGCAGCATAGTCCTGATTCAGGTCCACCTTGAGAGACCAGTCCTTCAGCCCACCCAGGCTGGATTTGGTGTTGTCGCCAAAAGCGGTGTCATCCAGCTCGGCCGCGCTGTAGTCGATCTGCACGCTGTTGCCGCTGGATGACAACACGTTGGCGGCGATGCTGATGTAGGCGTTGATGAGTACGATATTTGCCATTTTGCTGCTCCTTTACAAGATGAGATTGTTTACAAAATTCCAACGGGGACGAGGAATTGAAACGAAGGGGTGGTACCGGTGATGGTGTAGTTGATGCGCCACCAGGTGTCAGTGATCGCACCCGCAACGGGGGCGGCCCAGACTGCATTCGCGCCGTTCTGCGAGGCGAAGGTGATGCGGTCGGTGGGCGTGCTGAATGCCTGGGCATCATCGCTCTGCACCTTGACCACCAGCGCCGGGGTAGTGCCGGAAACCAGCAGCACGTGCAGTGCCGCATACACTTGTTGCAGCGCGCTGACTGCGCCCAACTGGATCGCCGAGGTGTTGCCGCTCACGGTACGGGTGGCATTGTGCAGTGCGGTGCCGCGCACCAGCGGACTGTTCTGCGCACCGCCGCTCACCTGGAATTTCAGCAGCTGGCCGACAGCGGCGCCGGGCGCATATTTGGCCTGCATTGATTTGAAAAAATACGCCAGGTCGCCTTCGGCCAACGCCAGCGGTGAGATGGTGACCGGATTTTCGGCCAGCCCGATGTTGTTGAAAAATACCTCATCCACACCGCCGACGCCCGCCTCGAACAGACCATCGTACTGAAACTGGATGCTCTTGAGCCCGCCCACGTTGCTCTGGGTGTTTTTTCCAAAACAGGTATCGTCGAGCGCATCGACGCTGTAGTTAAGATCGAGCGCATTCATTTTTGCGCTGAAGTCGTATTTTCCGACGATCAGTTTGCAATCCTGCAACATTTGCCCGGCCATTTTTTATGCCTCCAGACTGGTCTTGGTCGTTTCGTAATCCACCACAAACTCGAGATCGGTATTCGCGACCGGCACCTGCAGCACGTCGCGGCTGCGGCTGGTGCCCGTCTTGCGCACATTCAGCGCCAGCCCGCCGACGGTCTTGTCTGCGATGATGCGGGCATACGCCTGCACCATCAGCGGATCGCCCGCGCCAACCGGATCAGTCCCGGCGCTGATGACCCGCACGTGCAGGGTCAGCTCGTGCTCGTTCATCGTGAATGTTGAGGGACTGGTCGTCTCATCGCCGAGGAACACTGCAACCACCGGCAGATCGGCCACGACAAAGGCGTAGTCCGGATCATTCGAGACCCCGCCGCTGCCGATGCCGGTCAGTGCAGGCGTCTGCAATAAAGCGATCACGGCGTCGCGGATCTGGAGCGCACGGGAACTCATGCTGGCTCCAGTTCCAGCAAGCTGATTCCGGTGCCGTCAGGCTTGGCCTCGCGCACCGTGTAAGATGTGCTGCCCACCACCAACGTCTGGCCGCGCGGATCGCTGCCTGCGTCAACCGAAAGGCAGGTAAAAGTTGGATTGGTACCGAGCATCATTCCGGATAGTCCATTGGTAAAACCGTTGTCAAACTTTCCGGTGATCGCCGCGCCGTTCAGCGTGGCGGCATCGGTCAATAGTTTCGCTGCCACTGCGGCATTGGTGCGCGCTTGCAGGGCAGCGAAGGTCATGGTCCCGTTCGTCCTGAGCTTGTCGAAGGATTAAGTCGCGACCGGCACGTTGCTACCGAGCAGCATCTTAACGGTGGCCGACGGGTTGGCCGCAGCTTCCACGGCGATGCCGACACATTGCTGCGCGGTGGCGGTCTTGTTCACCACCTTGTTGGTCGCGTCCCAGAACAACCGGTCGCCGACACTGATCGCCAGCGCACTGGTCTTGCCGATCTCGACCACGCCTTCGGTGCAGAATGGGCCGGGGGTGCTGATCACCACGTCGGATACCGCCACGCCGAACAGCGCGGTGCCAAACAGATATCCGACACCGGAGGCCACGGCGGCTGCCGGGGTCAGGGTGAGGATGTCGCCTTCTTGAATATAAGTTTTCATTGCATGTTCTCCTGTGTTTCCCTCACCCTAACCCTCTCCCGCAAGCGGGCGAGGGGATGAAGGTTGGGTTTTTAAGCGCCTGGGTTTTTTTGAAGCGAGCGGTAGTCCAGCGGTGCCACACCTGCATCGATGCGCACCTTGAATTCCACGCCATCCACTTCCCAGCCGCCTTGCTGCTCCAGCGTCGGGGTATGGTTGCCGTCGAGATAGCTGACTTCGATGGTGTCGGTGACACCGGCATCGGCAGCGCCGTACCAGGCCGTCGCAGAAGCGGTATCCAGACGCGCATCGGAGATCACGTCGAACAGGCCGCGCATGGTGTTGGGCACGGTGTTGTTCTTGGTGGATGCGCCGACTTCGAATTCGGAATTAGCCACCACGCGCGCCGCGCCTTCCAGCCCGACCGGGGTGATGATATGCGCGAGGCGGATGTTAAGCGGGCCGCCGCCGGTAGCTTGCCGAGCCATCGCGACGCGCACGTTATCCGTGCTGGCGGTGCTGAGCACCGTGCCGGTGCCGACCAGGTTGCCGTGGGTGGCGGTGTGGAACAGCGCCACGCCGTCCGCCATGTTCGGGTTGCCGGTCAATACCGCATAGACCAGATCGCCGATGGTGCGGATCGCGGCGCGGCCCATGCGCATCGGGATCTTGCTGAAGGCGTCCAGATCGTCGTTGATGATGGTCTGGCGGGTCAGCGCGAACAG